TCAAATACATAAACGAACAAATTGTAACCGGTATTCTTTACAAAGATTTAAAAGAAAAAGGGTTAAAATTTTCTGATCTTGAGGGAGCAGAAATCTACGTTGAAGAAACTAAAACTAAAACAAAAGTTTTAACTTATAATGTAATATCTACGGTACACGGTTTGTTTAAAATCGGTGTTAAAAAATATAGATATGACGGACTTTTCAAAGGTTATAAAAATTATGCCTTTAATCCAAAAGATAATCTAAGAACGGGTTGGAATAATAATATCCATAAAGAATGGCTTGGGTGGGTTTAATGCAAAAGATCGAACAAGAATTTACATATAGCGTTTACAAAACTCAAAAAGGAGCAAAGATTAGTGACTTGTTTTGGCTCTATGATGAGGAAGTAACTTTGAATGTCTTTGGATATAAAAACCCTTATGAAGTTTTTGCCAAGTATATGTCAAGAAAAGCTAGAGATCTTACAAAGAATAATAAGAAAGATCTTTTAAAGGACGAATATTTTGTAGTAACGGAAAAACAAAACGATAAAGAAAGTGAGGAAGAATAATTGATTGATCCGAACGAAACCAAAAAAGGTAAATTTAAAAGAGTTGGAAAGAAGCGCGTAAACAATACTGCTAAACAAATCCAATTGATTGGTAATTTATCTAACCAACACACTTACGAATACGAGGACGCGGACATTGACGACATGGAAAAGTATTTAATGTTTGAAATGAAAGAAGCGTTTAAACAATTAAGAACTAGATCTAAGAAGTTTGAAAACGTCATAGATTTATTTAAGGAGGAAGAATAATGCCTAATATAGAAACCCCAACGGACGCGTTGTTTAGTTGCTTATTACTATCAATCGTTACGCCGTTGGACTTTCAACACGAAGAATATGTAAAGAAAGCCGAAGAATTAGCTGTGAAGTTTGATGAAGATGAAGTTGAACAAATAAAAAACTTGATTGAAATTGCTTTGACGATAATACCACCGGCACAAATTGAAGAACAACCCCCTAAACAAACTATATTTAAGGGTAAATAATGGGACAATATTACGGTATTGCTAATTTAGATAAAAGAGAAAAGATCCAAACAAACGCAAAGCATTGGGAAGCTTTAAACAATACCCATGAAATGCCTAATTATTTGTTTGTGTTATTGTCGGATCTAAAAAACGAAGAACTTGGTGGTGGCGACATATACCACCATATTAACGACGATACAAAAGATAATATTTTTGGCCGTTGGTCAATGGATCGCATTAAGGTTTATGGCGATTACAATAAACACTATGACGTATATAGCGAGTTCACAGACATTACTAAAGAGGTCGAAATATTTTTTCGGGACAATAATAAAGAGATATTTAGCTAATGGAAATCTCTAAACATAAATTCGACGATCCTGTTGTATGGAAAAGGTTGAATGACGCGTTAAGTGTTGGGGCATATATAGAAGATGCTTGTGCCTTTGCCGGTATATCTAGTAGAACTTTCCGCAATTGGCGTGAAATGGCCGAAAAAGGCGTTGAGCCGTATCAAAGTAAATGGGAAGATATAACTCTAAGTGAATCTACTTCTGTCATAAGAAACCTAGCAAATATAAGAAGATCTGCTGATAATGGATCTTGGCAAGCTTCTGCGTGGATCTTAGAGCGTAAATACCCCGATAAGTTCGGACGCAGGGAAACCGTCAAGCTTGAAAAAGAGGGTACATTTGATGTTGAATTGTATTGGTCGGACGGTGGATTGTTTAAAAGGGACGAAGATCCGGACACTATTTCCGCTATTTCCGACGTAAAAAAGGAAGAAGAATAATGCCTTTGTACCAAAAGCGTACAACGTTCTGTTTTGACTGCAATCATTGTGAAAAAGTTATTGAAGTTACGCATATACTTTGGACTGCGGTTGTATGTTTATATTGTGGTGAAGAAGTATATCAAAAAGACATAAAGTTTTACAAAAAGAAAGATTTGCAAAATGGACTATGAAAACTACTATTGTCGCATTTGTGGGAAGATGGCAAACGGTCGCAATCAACAAGAACAAGAATTAGAAGTATGTCAACAATGTAACAGAGGCAATATCTAAATAGATCGCTTATAATAGATCTATGAACGAAGAAGAAATTAACGACGCATTTATGGAAATAATGCTAGCAAATCATGTCGGCGTTGATGATAAATTTAATCCAGATCCAGAACTCTTTATAATTCCCGATTTTGTTGTAACTGTAATACCTAGTGATATTTATGATGTATGGGTGTTATTCTTAGAGTTGTATGGAAACCACTTTAAAAACTGATCAAAGTAAATACAAAGTAAAGTTACCGGATCTACATTCGGGTCAAATTCAAGTCGCTAAATCCGACGCTAGATTTAAAGTTTTAAGTGCAGGACGTCGTTGGGGTAAAACAAAGTTAGGTGTTTGGCTTTGTATTGCTTACGCTATGCAGGGTAAACGTGCTTGGTGGGTAGCCCCAACTTATACTATGGCCTTAGAGGGTTGGAAAGATATGCGAAACTTAGGCGCTGAATACGGCGTTGTAGTCAAAGAAGCAGAAAGAACATTGATAACCCCAACAGGTGGAATGGTATCTGTAAGATCCGCAGACAATCCAGATAGATTAAGAGGTGCAGGCCTAGATTTTATAGTGCTTGATGAGTGCGCTTTTATAAAAGAACAAACGTGGGCTGAAGTGCTAAGGCCTACATTAACTGAGCGTAAGGGTGGCGCGTTGTTCATCAGTACGCCAAAAGGTTACAATTGGTTTCAAAGGATCTATGAAGAAGCAGAAAATAGATCGGGTTGGGATCGTTGGCAATTACCTACAACAACTAATCCTTATGTACCCTTAGATGAGCTTGAAATTGCAAAAGAGGAAATAGGATCCTTTTTATATTCACAAGAGTATGAAGCACAATTTGTTGAAGCAACCGGCGGTATCATAAAACCAAGCTTCTTTAGTTATTACAAAGAAGATACATTAAGAGAATTAAACAAAGAGGGCTATTATGAAGATAATCGTATATTTAGATTAAATGACAAAGTGATATACGAAAGAGATTGTTATGCCTTAACAACTGTTGACTTGGCCGTATCGCTTAAAGATAGTGCAGACTACACCGTGATATGTACAGTTTGGGTTACACCGGATAATGATCTCATTGTTGAAGATGTTATTAAAGATCGTATTGAAGCACCGGATCTATTACCTATCTTACAAAAGGTGTATGACAAATATACACCAACGTACATTGGGATAGAAAGAGCCGGATACCAATTAGCTATGGTACAGATTGCCCAAAGATCCGGATTACCTATAAAAGAACTTAAAGCAGATCGTGATAAAGTAGCACGAGCGTTCCCATTGTCTGCTAAAATGGAAGCCGGTAAAGTTTACTTCCCACGGCAAAAAGTATGGTATGCTGATTTAGAGCGTGAGTTGTTGCAATTCCCTGCGGGAGAACATGACGATCAAGTTGACGCATTAGCTTACGCGGTATTACAAGTAGCAAGTAGAAAAGAATTTAGGGCTTATTAATGGCACAGAGAAGAAGTTTCAGAGAAGTAGTATTCGGACAAACAAACTATCAAGATGATAGACAACAAAAAAGAATTAATTTCTTTAGAGATGATCCGGTATTGCCTAGTTCATTCACACAAGGATACAATACAAGCGCAGGCGAATTTAACCTTAAAGATCTAGGTAATGGGCAATCTAACTCTGCTGTAACTGCATGCTTACAAGTTTTAGGCGTATCATTTTCAGAAGCTAACTTAATTATTAAAAGCATAGACGCAGATGGTGTAGAAACTACAATACCAAATCACCCAATGGAAATATTAATGCAAAGGCCTAATCCATATATGTCGGGCGATGTTGTACAGCAATACATTATGAACGCAATGCACGTTTTTGGCGACGCTTATTTATTGAAACAAAGAAACGCTTCGGGACAAGTTGTCGCATTGTATCCTTTGATACCAGATAATGTAAGCGCTAAGGGTACACCGGAAACTTTAATTACACATTACATATATGAAATGGAAAATGATGAAGTTAAAATAGCACCCGAAGAAATAATACATTTCCGTATGGGACTAAATCCCAAAGATCATAAAACAGGTTACTCGCCTTTGCTTACTGTTTTAAGAGAAGTATTTGGCGATGAATCAGCAGGACAATTAGCAACTGCATTATTATCTAACATGGGCGTACCTAGTGTAATGATTACACCTAAGAATGATTTTGGTATAACTGATGATGAGGGCGCACAAATTGCAAAGACTTATCAACAAAAAGTAGGTGGATCTAAAAGAGGACAACCCTTAGTTCTTAGTGGCGATATGAATATAGAAAAATTATCTTTCAGCCCAAGTGAACTTGATATAGGAACTCTAAGAAGAATACCGGAAGAAAGAGTATCAGCTGTACTTGGTGTACCTGCAATATTGGCCGGTCTTGGTGCAGGATTAGCACAAGCAACTTATTCGAATGCAAAAGTGCTTAGAGAATACTTTACCGAAAATAAACTTATACCTATGTGGCGAATGATCGGTGCTGAATTAACTCATCAATTACTTGTACCGGATTACGAAAGCAACGCTATAACAAAAGCTGAATACGATTTCAGCGAAGTAAGAGCATTACAAGGCGATGAAAAAGAATTATATGAAAAGATTAATGTTGCAGTCAAAGGTGGTTGGATGAGCGTCAATGAAGCAAGGGAAAAGGTTGGCTTACCTATTGATGAAACAGAAGATGTTTATTATGTACCTAATAATGCAACACCCGTAGAAAAAGGCGAAATGAGTATAACGGAAATAAGTACAGAGTTTGAAGAAGAAACTATTGATACTGATGATGACATAGAAGAACAAAATGATAATGCTTTTCAACAAGCGGGAAGAACACAAGATATAGTGGTTGTAAAAGAAGATGATCAATACATTGTATATGACGACGCAGGTACTAAAACTTATGGAACTTTTCCTACTGAAGAATTAGCTGAAGCAAGAATAAGTCAAATATACGACGGGGACGAAACCCATACTGAAAGCTTAGATATCAAAGAAGAAGTAGCTAAAGATGAATTTACAACTAATGAAGAAGCACTAGCAAGAGCAGAAGAACTTGGATGTAACGGTACGCACACACACGACGATGACGGTAATTTGATTTATATGCCTTGTTCTACTCATCAAGAATACGAATTGGCTTTAGCAGAATCAAATGAATCAGATTAAAGAAGTCAAAGTAGAAATAAGCGAATCAGTTAGAAAAGGTTTAGCCAAAAAAGTAGAAGCCCACAATTCAAAAGATCCTAAATACAGAGCAACTTTACGTATGTTAATTGCAGTATTTAAAAGAGGCGTTGGTGCATATAATACTAATCCCGGAAGTGTTAGGCCTAGTGTAACCAATGCAGATCAATGGGCATACGCTAGAGTAAATGCTTTCTTAGTTGCATTACGTACCGGTAGATTTCGCGGTGGTAGATTTGATTTAGATTTATTACCAAGCAACCACCCTTTAAGTAGCAAAAAGAGTTTTACAAAAGCACTTTATGATGATTTAGACTTCACTATACCTAAAGGCGCTAAAGAAGAAGCACAAAAAGGATTGAATTGGGTAAGGGAAAATAATCGCGGTGGGACATCAGTTGGTAGAGGATCGGCAAGATACTTAGTAAATAATACAAAAGCTTCACCACAAAAGGTGAGGCAAATCGCTAGATACTTTCCTAGACACGAAGTTGACAAAAGAGCTGAAGGGTATCGAGTAGGCGAGGACGGATTTCCAAGCAATGGGCGTATAGCTTGGGCGTTATGGGGCGGTAACGCAGGTAGATCTTGGGCTAATAAGTTAGTTAGATCTATGAATTTAAGAGATGAAAAAGCAAATTCTGCTCTAGAACTAATAGTACGTAAAAGTAGATTAAAACAAATAGAGATATCTGAACGCAATAAAAGATTTGAAAGTGAAGAAATGAAAGAGATCTTATGGAAATCTTACGATAGCTTATTAAACAATTGGGATCTTACATTGGGTATAGAGTATTTTAAATTACTTAAAGAGCAAGATAAGTTAATTAGTGATTACATAAAAGTAAATCCATTAACGATTGTGGGTAATATTGTGCCTTTAAATAATTTAATTAATAATCATACAAAGAAGTGGTCGGCAGATCTATATGAATTGTATATATCTATGACAACAGACTTCGCTTTTAATCAAGTAGAAATATTGTTGCCAGAAGAATTTAAGTTTAGTGCAACTGAAGAAGATCAGATAAGACGTGCAAGTAGGCGTAAACCTAGACAAGAGGTAATCGTTGAGGGTTTTTATCCTTTAAGATCAAGAAGTGGCGTTACTGTACCTATACAAGAATTAAGATATAACAGAAGCGCTATTGACTTTGTTAGCAAAAGACTTGAAACAACTATGCCTGAACTTGCTAAAACAACAAGGGCAAGATTGGGTAGAGATCTAAGAAAAAGTTATGATCAAGCTATAAGTCTAGGCCTTAGGGGTAAAGATTTAGAAGATTATGTTGCTAATGGTATATCGGACGCACTTGGTAAAAGAAGATTATCTAGAGCTAGTACAATTGCAAGAACAGAGGGCTTGGCCTTATCGCAATTCGGACAAGATGAAGCTGTTAGTCAATTAGGACTTAACCTAGAAAAAGAATGGTTATCTGCAAGGGACGGTGTTGTAAGAGATACACACAGATTAGCCGACGGACAAAGAGTAGAAAAGGGTGCAAATTTTAATGTTGGTGGTTATAATATGAAGTATCCTGCTGATAGTACTCTTGGTGCGCCAGCGGGTGAAGTAATTAATTGTAGATGTACAGTTGTATATCACGAAGTGAGGAAAATTTGAAAAGTCAAGAATGGAAATCAATAGCAGAGCCAATCTTCGCAAGTGAAGTTGAAGGCAAAGTAGAAGCAGTTTTTTCTGTATTTAACACAATAGATTCAGACGGCGATGTCGTATTACCTAATTCAATAAAAAGTGGATATGGGGATAAAGGCGTGGCTATGGTATGGGGACACGATTGGAAAGACGTCATTGGACGCGGTGAAATCATACAAGATAATGACAAAGCAGTATTTAAAGGCGAGTTCATTATGGATACCGAAAGAGGTAGAGAAGCTTATAACACAGTTAAAGCTATGGGCGATCTACAACAATGGTCTTTTGGTTATGAAGTTGTTGATAGCGAAAAAGGTGCATTCCAAAAAGACGGTATGGAAACTCAAGACGTACGTTACTTAAAAGAATTAAAAGTATGGGAAGTTAGTCCGGTATTAGTCGGGGCTAATCAAGAAACCTATACACTTGCTGTTAAAAATGCTACTGAAGAAGTCGAAGAAAAGATTGTAGAAGTAGATGAAACAGACGGGAAAAGATTTACTGATGAAATAACTGATGTGCTTAACGCATTAGTTTCGGTAACAAACAGGGCAAAGGAGCTTACTGCCTTACGCCTAAAGAAAGATAAATTGTTGAGTAAAGAATCAGCAGAAGCTTTATCTACCCTAGCCGATGAGATCCAAGAGATTTATCAAGATATTGATACAATGCTTTCACAAGCTAGTCCGGAAGAAGTAGAAGAAGAAGTAAACGTTGAAGCTAACGAAACAATTAAGAGAACAATAGAAATTCTTACTGAAACAGTAGGAATATAAGGAGAACAAACTTGGATATTAAACAAGCAGAAAAGGATCTCCAACAACTTAGGGAAACTACACTTGCTGAATTTTCAGATGTTGATGCTAAAGGCATGGGCGCAGAAAAATTAGCTGAGTGGAATGTCCGTAACGAAGAAATGATCACATTAGCTGAAGATATCAAAACCGCAAAGAAATTTGAGGCAGAGAAAACAGCTATGGAATCCGATTTCGAAAAAGGTAAAGCAGTAGAGCCACAAGCAATACACACAGAAGCTAAAGAAGAAACACCAAGAACTCTTGGTAAAGCTTTATTAGATTCAAATGCTTACAAATCCTTTATGGAAAATGGACAGAAGAACGTTTCATCAGAGTTGAAATGGAATCCACAAGTAGAGTTGAAAACAACTCTTACAGAAACCGGTTACCCACCAGCAGTTACAAGATCAGATTTGATCGTGCCTACTGCAACAAGGGCGCCGTTAACTATTCCAGATCTTATCGACACTATCACAACAGATCAGTTTCAATATAAGTATCTAGAAGAATCAACATTTACTAATAACGCAACAGCAACAGCAGAGGGATCTGCTCTTGGCGAATCAGCATTAGCTTTCACCGAGAAAACTGAAGCTATTAGAAAAATTGGGGCATTCTTGCCTGTAACAGAGGAACTATTAGCCGATGTAACAGCTGTACAAGGATATCTCGACTCAAGATTAAGAACTATGGTAAACCTTGCTGTGTCCGATCAAATTATGGCCGGAGGCGGAACAGGAGCAAACTTAACAGGATTTCTTAATGTATCAGGTATAAATACATTCGATTACTCAAGCTACTCAGGTAACTTAAAGAGAATTGGTCAAGTGTACGAAGCAATTACTGAAATACAAAAAGATAGCTTCTTAAGTCCGGATGCAATAATTATGCACCCAAGCGACTGGTATCAAGTAGTAACCGAAGTTAATGCCGTAACAACAAGTGGATCTTTGAACCCACTATTTGTTGGTGCAGGACAGTTCCAAGGTAATGCAACTGCTTCCCTTTGGGGACTACCAGTTGTACTTGATACAACTCGTCCGGCAGGTACTCCAGTTATTGGTGTATTTGGTGGCGGTCAAGCAGTCCACCTAGTCGCAAGACAAGGTATGGAAGTCGCTATGTCCGACTCACACGATGATAACTTCACAAAAG